CTATTGGTGGGTATTATGGTGGGAATTTTGCTTTCTCGAAAACCTCAAGCTCAACTCGACCTTGGCATCTTCAATTTGCTGAAGCTGCTTTTGCTTCTGTTGAGGGCTGAGGTTACTTGCTTCTATTCTACGCTTCTTCGCATTTAATGCTTTAAGCCTTTTAGCAATTGAGTTGGCATACGACTGCAGAGATAACTGCGCTTTGTATTGACTTAGATATGCTTGGCGTTCTTTACCGGTTAACCATTTTAAATCGGCTTTGTATTTGTCGAGTTTGGCTTTCGCTTGGTAGAACTCAGCAATGGCAGCTCTAGGATTCAACTGCTTGTAAAAACGCCGTACAAACGGCACATCTTGCTTATCGATTGCTTGTTCATTGAGAGTCTTAGACGCAATATCTTGCCAACGTAAACTGAACTGCAGTAAACCACCACCCATAAACTTCAACGTATGTTCAAAGGTTTGCGGCGTAATATCGATGGCACCAGAATGGAATCGAGTCCCATCTGTTTGCTCATTAAGCCAAATAGATAAATCCTTTGCCCATTCCCACGTCCTTGTCGTGCCTAAGTGCGCATCAGCTTGTTGTGGGCCATAGCCTCGATGTTCAGGATAAATATCACCACCATAAAAATTCTCATTAAAGGCCAATTCTACTAGCGGTTTAGTGACTGTCGGTGAAATGGTTTTGATAAAGCCATTCAGGGCGTCATCACTTTCTTGTATACCCAATGGCGAAAAGGTACCGGCAATCGCTAGGGTTAAGTTACTGGCTAATTCCCCCAGAGATTTCCCTTGTATGGCACCATCAATGGCATGGCCGATGTTGGCAAACAAGTTATAACCGTAAGGCATTGGGATCGTAATGTAGTCACGGCCTCCCGTCATTATCACAAAGTTATTGGCTTTAATAAAATCAGGGATTTTGTCATAAAAGGGCTGACCGTCATCATCGTCGCCACCAATCTGCCGCATTAAATGAGCAGCCAACACAGTTGAAGCTATCGTGCCTAATGCGAGCTTTTGTGCCAGATTATAAAACTGTGGGTTCCACATCGATTTGGTTCTATCTTTAGGCGTAGCAATGGCTCTGAGCATATTGGCATTGCCCTGAATACTGGCATTAGCGAACATATAAATCGCATTGAGGTTATTGCCCAACTCTCCTTTACGATTAAAGTTAATCGTCAGATTCTTCGCTAGACTGCTCGCACGTTTAACACTGACGCCCTGCTTTCTTGCATGATAATACACGCTAAATCTAGCCGCATTTTCGACCACATCATTATAGTCACGCACAAAGTCAGCTATCTGTTTAAAACGTTTTCGGGCAGTACCCAGTGTTGAGTCACCAGCTCGAGCTAACGATGATTTCAAATCCTTAGCGAGCATATCGATGTCTTTTTGATGAACCCAACCCGTTTTAGCGCCAGATGCTAAAAACTCTTGTAAATAACTGCCCCATTCCCCTTCATATTTATCACTGCGAATACCTTTCTTTAATGCTTTCATGGCAGAGGGTATCGATTTCACCATCTTACTTGCCAGTTTATTGGTACCTCTCGCTTTGCCGTCTAACACCTCAGTTTCAGCCAATATGTTATAAATGGCCGTCTGAATATCTCGGGTAAAGTTGGTCACCATAAACGGTGGACTCCACGTCGTCACTAACGCCGATAAGGTCCGTGTAATACGTCCCAGTGTTCTTGTGAGTATATTGGACTGCTCAACACCTAAATTCCCCAGTGCTTTAAGTAACAATGGATCATGTACTTTAATGTAATGCTCAACACCATCAACCTTAGTCGTGAAATAGGTCTGACTGTCCCTAGCCATTTCATAACCCGTCATTTTTACCTTATCAATGACCGTCTTATCTTCCTTTTTCACTTCACCACGGCGATAGTCTGGGTTATCTGCAGTAAAAATTTGCCAAAATTGTGGATCTGGATTGTCCTTCACCATTTGCAAGAAGGTATTACCCACTTGATTCTTATAGGCACGAATAATCGCTTGAGTAGTATCAGCAATACTATGCAGCAGTGGTGATTCAGCTAAAGAACGTCTTCCCATCGCTTTAAGGGTTTCTCGGCCTTTGATATTAAATCCTTTGCCGGTACCAAACTTTTTACCATCCTCATTATGACGGCCATCTTGAGCCGCATACCCTTTTAAAGGCACATAAAATTGATACTGTGACTGCCATGTATCAATCGCATCTTGAGGAGTTAAGCCATACTTAACCATCATGTCTCGGCTTTGTTTGAGCATGGCATACGTTTGGTTAGCCACCGCTTCTAAGCCTATGCGCTTATTTTCATACACGGCTTTATCTAAAATCGCTTGGGCAGCATCATCACTCATGCCCGAGCCCTTGCCTTTCAGTTCAGGATTAATGGTATCGATATAAGCATTACGCTCTTTGGCATGTTTAGCGATAAGGTATAAGTCCACTTCATTTTGAGTCAGTGAATGTTTAGCCATCAACTCGGTAATGGGATCAATATGTTTAATCTCAAGTTGATGCATTGCCTCACCCACCTTACCGTGAAAGGCTTCCTCTGCAAGATAAGCATTATTATCGTCAGTGATATGTAATTGGCGTTGCAGTAGTTTTAGGCGCGTAAATTTATCTTGGATCTTCCTAATTGCCTTTTCTTGCTTGGTTTCGTCATCGAGCTGAATACGTGTTAAATCACTGCGTCTAAATTTGGTCTGTTGATCATCATGACTTTTTGCTCGAGTACGTTGACCATTTCTGATTTGTGTTGCAATAGTCTGAGCTAATCGATGCAGCTCACTCACAGAAATAGGCTGTTTCACTAATCCAATTTTACGCAGTGCCTGTTTCAGCCAACTAATAATGGCATCATATAAACGCTGAAAACCATGACGATGTTGCTCGATGACATGAGCAAACACTTCTTCTGCTTGCTCATTTGGGGAGAGGGTTCGATAGTGACTATCATGCGTAATCTTATCCCACTCATGTTTGAGTTTCGGATCATCTTTAGCGTGAATGATTTTATCTAAGAGCGCTTGTTTATCTTTTGCTGTAAACGTTGCCAAGCCATAGTGCCCAGTATTTCATGCCGTAAGGTTTCTCTCGCGTCAGCCCGACCTGACAGATGACTGGCGGCAAGGGTAAATAATCCTCTTTCGGGGTGATATGCACCTTTGATGCGTCCGATGCGCTCGGCGGTGTTTTCGGGTCCATATAATTCCTCTTGCGTTGCCGCTATCCGTATATCCAATGGAATGTGTCCATTATAGGAAGCCATAAACGCTTGTGCAATCACGCCGCACTTACGGTTATCGTTAAAAATCGCGTGGTCTAAGATGAAGATTTGAATCGCGGTACTGAAGCCTAGCTGCCTTGCTTTCAAAATGATATTGAGAAACCACAGCATGCAAAACAGCATCACCTGTGCAGGACGACAGCGAAACATCACCTCTTGGCCGTATTCATCGGCAATGATGTAAAGATTATTTAACCGCCACCACCAACAATCAAGATAAGGCGCACAACGCTTTAATAACTCTGCTTCATCATCCCTCAGCGCCATCCGTTCATCAGGCGTTAACCACGTCGAGGTATCGTAAAGCGCCGTTGCTGGCTTCATCACTTAACCACTTTATCTTGGTTATTCGTTAGCTCATCAATGTAACTGTCTAACTTGCTACCACTGCCTTGTGCTTGGCGGATTTCGGCAACTTTCAAGTTATATAGCTGTGCTTGCTCCTTTGATTTATCCGTATCAGCAAGGATTTTATTGTAGTTAACCTGATCGATTTGAATGCTCGACAAGGTTTTAGTGATGGATTCAACTCGGCCGATATTGGCATCTAATGCTTTATCCGCTTTGAATAAGGACTCATATAAACTGGCCGCCACTTCAACACTCGGCTGTTTATTCAGCTCAGTTTGAATGGATTCAATCGCCTTAATCACCACATGAATACGAGAGCGGCACAGCATCAACTCATCTTCAAGTGTGGTGGCTTCAATCATCCCCCTAATTCGGGGTCTTTAAAATACTTAGAATAACCGCCATGTACGATGCCATGTTGATTACCAATCTGAGCACTTTTGCGTTTATTGACCTCAAGGATTTTCTTCACATCAGGCGTAGAACAGGCTTTTCGCTTTAACGGATTAGCCGCCCGATTGACTTTGATATAGCGCCGCGCAGTGACGTAATTTAGTCCTTGTGCCAGACACCACGCTTTCGCAGAAATACCGGTCTTTTTATGCTCAATAAGAAATTGTGTTTGTAATGTGTCCCATTGTTTAGACATACACTACTCATCATCACTCCGCTTACGCTGGATTTTTACCATCTCACGCTTGTACCAGAGATTAACGCCAAAGGTCGCTAGACCAATTAAAAAGCCACCCAACGCCACAAATTCATGAATGGATAAGCCCGCAAGCATTGTCATCAATGAGGCAATGTAATTGGTGGTGACAACAGATTTATCCATATAACCGCTCCATTAATCCTTACTCATCACTTCAGTGACTTTCGGGATAATCTTCTCTGCGCTGCGTCCTACCACATAACCCCCTAGGCCAATTTGCAGTAAGGTCCACGCTTCTTCAGCTAATCTAAATTCAGTCAAACCAAAGGTATCGGCCACCACTAACCCAAGAAACGTGAGCATGGTGATAGGTCGCCAAGTACGCTGAAGCCAGCTTTGCCCTTGCGCTTCAGCAGTAATCACTTTCGTTTTGGCTTCCAGCAATCGAGCTTCATACTCCATAATTTTCAATGACAACTGGCTTTGCATTTCAAACAGCTTGGCTTTAATGGTTAACCGTTCTTCATCACTGGTATGCAGTTCATCCACTAAATCAGTCACAGGCTTCACTAAACCGGTTAAGAAATTCCAAACAGACATTAGACAGCCTCCTCTTGCTTCGCGGGGTATCTTCCCCACGCTAATTGAAAATGAGGGCCATCTTTAAACTTCTTCCAGTCACCGCCCCAAGTCATCGGAATGCTTAATTCATTAGCGGCTTGTTTCATCGCTTTGGCAATTTTGTAGTAAAGCGGCCAGTCCCAACGCAATTCGCCCTCTATCCATGCCCCTAAGTCCACGGCATGACCGGTTAAGTGGCGACTTCTCATTGTTGTCGTTGCCCCTTGTGTTAATAAGGCTGATTGGCGTTTAACGCTGCGCACACCTTCAAGCACAGTAAAATCAACCTGAGTAATCGCAATCGCTCGTTCCACCACACGCACTAAATCTGGATGCACTCCTGATAATCGCTGCCGTGAACGTTGTCCTAGTCGATACATCACCACCTCGCTTAGCCCTAAAAAAGCAAAACCCGACACTCAAATAAGCATCGGGCTTTGCAAATAACAGGTATAAAAAAACCGCCAACGGTATCGTCAGCGGCTCTTATCACTAAGGCAAATACTAGGTTAAATGCGGCAGGTTTGCAAATTGTAGAGGTAAAACCACCAATAAGGTATTTAAATTGTGACGGTTACGTGTTCACCCGTTGCCATTTTGTGACTTAACTATATGTTATTATTCAGAATTAAGCTTAACATACTGTTATGTGGCAGTGTATTGTTTCAGCATGTGTTTGACTGAGAATTTTGAAAAAAGGTAAATTATGAATGTAAATAATGCGGCAGGGAGATTACTTAATATTCTCTCTGAAGGAAAAAATGCAAATCATCATGCCAAATGTAAGGATATTTGGTCAAATATTCTTAATGTTAATGAGGACAATACTTTCGTACTCATTGGTCGTATTGGAAAGGTATTTTCTTTAGTAGATGATATATCTACTGAATTAAAAAAAATAGATAATGTTGATGTAACTCGTTACATGTCTTGGACTAAAAATTTAGAAGTCGGCTTTTCTAATTGCAATTTAGACTCTACATGGCATAACTTTATAGCACACATTAATGAAACAACTCTTGATTATTTGCACATGACCTCGGGCATGTTGTCAAGTAATCGTCCTCAACCAATATTGCCATATCCTGAATTAGAAAGAATTCATGCAGATGCGACTAAATTGATTTCAGACATTATCAAAACTGATACACCTGAATTCTTAAAACAATATTTCGTGGAACAATTGCGTAAAATTTGTATTGCTATTGAGGAATATAAAATAACAGGATCAGCTGAAGTCATTGATATTGTTCAAGCTACATTTGGAAAAGCTGTACTTTCGAATGAATATGTAAAAGGAAAAGATAACTGCGAGAGTATGAGTAAATTTTGGAAATTTATGACTCACACCGCACTTGTCGTATCTACCTTTGCAGGTGCTCTTCAAATTGCAGACTCTACGGCTAAATTGTTTCCCGAGCTCATATCTCCCCCTGTAATTGAAAAGATTGTTGAGGATGCTGGAATAAAAGAAAATACTATCCTTGAAAATGAAACACAAGAAGCCTAATTGTACATAAAAAGCTGTTTAACAAGGATAAAACACTGCTATCTTTTTCTTCCCCAACATTTTAGCCAACTATATTTAGCCTCTTAACAGAGCGTTATGGTAGTAATAACGGACTGTCTCCAATGAAGTTCAAAAAGCAGTATTTTGAGAAACTAGAACGTGTCTAGATAGCTAGGGCTAACCAATATATTCATACAAGGTAGTACAGCGTGAACCTGATAGAATTAAAGAATTTTAAAAAATTCGAAAATATAAATGTTGATCTCAATGAAAAGGGGTTAACTCTAGTATCTGGAGTTAACAACTCTGGTAAAACTAGCCTTCTGCATGCTTTGGCAGTGTGGGAATATGCTAAGATTCTACTGGTAAATTATCGTGGTAAAGAATCACTTTTTGAAGAGTATAATGTCGAAAAGAAAGGATTAGGTATTCCCTCGGAATCTTTTTCTCCAATTAGCATTCCTTCATTGAAATACTTATGGAAAGACCAGAAGACGAACGGGTCATATCAGCTTAAGATAAAAGTAGGTTGGAAAGGCTCAGAAAACAGAAATCTTTATTTAGAAATAGCTTATACACTTAACGGAAATAATTTTGCTATCAAGAAATCAGATTCTAACCTTACTGAATTAGATGTAATTCCAACGATAGCATACCTTCCCCCTTTCGGTGGATGAATGAAAATGAAAGCTGGCTTTCAATTGCAGACAGAAGAAAGCTTATTGGAAAAGGTCAAGCTGGCTCTGTTATTCGAAACTTATTGTTAGATTTACATAAAGCACATGAAAACGAAATTGAAAATCGCAAAAACGAGCTTTTTCCAGGCAAGCAGCGGTTAACACAGGCTGACCAAAATAGACTCAAAGTAATCGATACAGAATGGCGACAATTAAAAAAAATACTATCTGATGTATTTCACGTGAATTTATATGTCCATGATTTCGATAGTCAGTTTCATAACTTCATAAGTGTTGATGTTTTAGACCTGTTTAAAAATCCCGTAACCCAAGAAAAAGAAAGAAATATTTCGAGTAAACGAGATCTTATGGTTGAAGGTAGCGGTTTTCTTCAATGGCTAAGTGTCTTTGCTCTAGCTCTAGATAAAAACAATAACATTCTCCTTTTAGATGAGCCTGACGCTCACTTACATTCTTCATTGCAATCATTGCTTTTAGAAAAGCTGGAAAAGATATGCGAAGAAAATAATAAACAAGTTCTTATGGTTAGCCATAGCTCTGATCTAATAAAACTTATTGATTACCAAAAGGTCTTACATGTTGAGAATTCAAAAGCAGAATATCTAAAAAATAAAGAAGAGAAAGTACTTGTTTTGGAGGGACTTGGTAGCAAATACTTTCCTCTTTTAGATTCAATAGTTGAGCACAAGAAAGTTCTACTGGTAGAGAATGCAAGTGACACGCGTACTCTCAAGTGTTTATGTGAAAAATCAGGAAAAGTCTGGCCTGAAAATCTTGTTGAGTGGGTCACAAATAAAAAACATAAAGAGCGAAAAACTCTAATCATTGAACTCAATCAAAAGATACTCCAAGAAACGGGTAGCCCTATAATAGCCTATAGTCTAAGGGACTTAGATGACAATAATTATAGTACTACTAATATTCATTTATTTGACAATGGTCAAAATGAACAAAGAGATGATTCTGGCGAACATGTAATTATGAAGTATCGAACCTTAAGGCGCAGAGAGATTGAAAACTATTTAATAATTCCTGAAGCTATAAGTCGGTATATAGTCAGTAATTGTAGAAATCCTGAAATTCCTAAAGATGTTAATTCAGTGAAAGATTATCTAATAGGTGAACACGGATTAGTGATACCAGAAACGTTTAAGCTTTCAGATAGAGCAAGCAATACAGAAGGTCTATTTGTCAAAGATGTAAAACCAGTGCTTACGGGAATAAATTCCTATTTCAGAGTTAAGTTCAATAGAGAAGAGTACATTAACTCTATAAACTCGAATGAAATATGTGATGATCTTGTGACTATCATTGACGAGATAATTGAAGTGTGTGGAACAAATTAACATAACAAATAAGGATAGGCCGCGCGCAGCTGTGGCCTATCTCCTAGTGTTGCACAAGCCCGGAGCCTTCCCCACGACTCAAAGAAGATCCACAGACCACCATCATCGAACCATCTACTGCCAAGTGATTCGAGCTTGGCAGTAGATGGTTCGATGTTTATCTTTCAGTAAAAGGGTCTATAAAAAGTGCATTAGTACAATATTTACTTGCCAATCTATACGCATACGCATTGTTAATACCATGCCTGCTGACCATTTTTAGTATGCACTCTTCTTTAGTCGAATAGTAATATCTCTCATAATAATAGAGTGATAAAAGACCTAAAATAGTAGTTATACAAATACTTATTATTACAGGTTTATTTTTAAACATATTCTAACCTCAAGATTCAATATCTTTTTAAAAGTTAATCAGTGCCGAATCAACGTTTATTTTCACGATATTTAAATCTAGAAGCTGAATATAACTAATACAATTTTACTTAAGCGTAACCAAAAAAAGGCTCCTCGGAGCCTTTCCATCCCCGCCCCTACTACCGCTGTTGCTGAACCCGCTTGGCATATCGGGCTAACTTATCATTCGCTTGGGCAGCAATCTCAGCCACCTGCTCCAAACTCAAAAAAGCGGGCTCGTTGATATACCTGACCAAGTTTTCACGGGTCGTCATAAATGCGTTATTAGGCAGATGATGACAATGGGTCACTTGACCATTCTCAATAGTGAGCACAATTTTAGCAAAGTCGAAAAACTGCGTAAGTGAATTGGTGTTAGCGGTTAACGACTGCTGTTCTCTAAGCTGCTTTTCACAATCGATGAAGTAGCGACGAGCTTCACGCCCTTTCTCGTTACGTTCCACCATTGCCAGCTCTTTCGCCATGTCGAGGCTGATATAATACTCAGTCCTAGTTTGAGTGCGTGATTTTGTGCTCCCCCGTTTTGGGGAGCTCAAATTCTCTACTGCAACGTAGTCTGTATTGTATTCAAATCCATATTGATCAATACGGGCTTTAATCCAAGTTGAAAAGTCTCGTCCAATTTTAAGGAAGCGATGAAGATCGCGAGCTTTAACGCATTCAGCTTGAGTGCCGTATAGAGTACGACTATGAATAGTGATGAGATCATTAGTCATGACAGAGTCCTTTGTGTTTTAAGTAGTCGACGACTCACCAGTTAGTAGCTGGTTGGCCGGGTTTCAACTAGAGCACACAAAGACGCTCCGGGCATATTCCCCTTGCGGGTATTGTATTAACGCCTCTCAACCCGGCCACAAAAATGGCGCGGTGGAGCCTATGTTACAGGCACAAAAAAACCGCAAGGCTTTCGGGTGCGGGTAACCGCTTTGTGTTTCTAGTACCTAAAACATAGACAGCAGTTAAAATTATGTCAAACTTTCAGCAATTAGTTAACATCAAATATGATGATGTTCATCACTGATTGAACAATAAAGTGCTTGAAAGTGAGCAAGTTAGGAAAATGAATTTTTTGAGGATTTATTTATTAAGGTTTTGCTAAAAATAAATGAACATGTTTCAAATGTTAAATCTGTGAGAATGGCTTTATTTTTAGGTAATGCTTGGTGGTAGTGTGCTGGTTATTAATGTTGAAAGGACATGCCTCCTGTTCTTATTAAGACAGGTCTTATTTAGAGTTCAGCCTAAAGTGCTATTAGGTGTTAAAAGCAAGGAGCAACTAGTTATGTAAATAATAATTCTTTTATCTATCTAAAAATCTAATTAGTTGGTTGATATTAATAATACTTCTTGTTCTTTTCGACAAGAAATAATCGACCATTATTAATCATATCTGGAAGTATTTAAATGCCATTACCATTACCATTACTTATAGGAATTATTGTAGTAATTTCCATAATTTCATTTGTCTTAAACTTCATTGTTTACCTTGGATATTCTTTTGCTTACTTCATCCAAGATTATTGGCTGATTTTATTAGCCTTAATACTAATCTTTGCAGCAATTGGCATTAAGGAACAGAAGGGAAAAGTAATCACATCTGTATTAGGAATCTTTTTAATAAGCATCAGCTTCATTAACTCATGGTATGTAAGTGAAGACGATGAAAAAAGATCACAACAGCTTGCATCACAATTCGTTGAAACCTATCAACGCATAGGAATGTCTTCCTCTTTAGAAGATTCCACTATCACTAACATTTTAAACACAAGATTCAGTTCTGAATACTTATTGAAAAACGAAGGCGATTTTCAAGAAGGTTTTGAAAAGTCTTTGACAACATTTTTAGGAGATAAAATAAAAAATGTTAAGCTCTATCGTGAAGTTGAACTCCAATATAAAGAATTCAGTCATGGTGGAGGTAAAGTAATCACCATCATTAATGATGGAAATGGAGAAGGAGTATTCAAAATCACCATTAATAATATTGATGATATTGATATTGAAAATATTTAATAAATAGCAAGGAGCAAAAATCAAAATACAATTCGCGCCTAATCGGGTAGCCGGAGGTGTCTAGCCTCCAGCCAACTCCCCTCTACCCCCAACACCTAAACCTGTGCCCTAACACACCGTAACTCAACCACTAGTTTCTGAATCAATATTTTTTTTATAGTTTGACTAACGCCCTATTTGATACCTATAAAATATAATGAGGCCAATGACTTAGAGCCACCACTATTGAACATTTTTTAATCATTAGAAGTTAGGAAGATAGTGCTTGGTTGTTTGTAGTTAATGATTAAAGGACAGTAAACCAGTTCTTATTTAGGCCACTCTTGGTCGGAATTAAGCCGAATATACTGTTTAACTGCCACCGAAGTAAGGAAGCATCGTGAAAAATTTTGAGCTAGAATCGCTGTCAGAAAAAATCCATTTCGGAAAAACAAAAGAGTATTTCGGTGAAGTAATTACTTCATATCAAAACCAATGTTACCGCTCTTCAGTTGTAATGCTATGGTCAGTAATCATTTCTGATCTCGTCTATAAACTGCAAAACTTAGTTGATCAATATGGTGACACTACAGCGTCTCGAATTTTAGCAGACATTAAAAAAGCTCAAGATAATGACCCTAAATCTCCTAATTGGGAGCTAAAGCTTCTCGATGACGTTTACAATGAAACAGATTTTATTGATAGTTCGGAATATGAAAACTTAAGATATCTTCAAAAACAAAGACACCTATCGGCTCACCCTGTTCTAAGACAAAATTTAGAGCTTTATAAACCGAACAAAGAGACAGTTCGATCACTTATCCGAAATGCTTTGGAAGGCGTTTTAATAAAACCACCATTTTATACACAAAAAGTGATAGCAGAGTTTCTTGAAGATCTTGACGAGGCTAAAATAGCTACCAACTCTTTTTCTAAGTTAAAAAGATACATTTCTAGCCGATATTTAGATCGTTTATCCCAAGACGTTGAATTAGTTATTTTTAAAACTGTTTGGAAATTAGCATTCAAGCTAATGGACGATAAGTGCAAAGAAAATAGGCAAGTTAACCTTTGGGTAATTCGTGCAATTACTGAAAGGCATTCCACACGAATTATTGAGGAAATAAAAGGAAACGTTGAAGCATATAGTAATATTGCTGCTAGTGGTGAACCAATGGGCTTCTTGATGTTTTATCTGGCTTATAACCCAGAGGTTTATTCTTGTTTAAGTGAAGATGCAAAGTTAAAAATAAAACATGCAAAAGAATCAACTGTGTTGGGTAAGTTGTATGGCTGGTTTATAGATGGAGATTTAAACAAACATTTTGACTTTCTCTGTACATGGTTTGCTAGTGACGAATACCCAACAATCTCTGATCAACAATGGGAACACTTATTAACGCTTTCTGATTCTGATGAATGGGAGGAACGTTTCTCTAAGTTAATTACTGTTTATTATTGTACATGCCGAAACTTCGATAGCGCAGATCGTGTTTTTGTACAAATCGTCTTGCCTTATTTGAAGTATTTCACAAAAGACTCAGCAGTCTTTATGCTTGAAAAAATAGAAACGAATAGGCAAGTTTGGGATCGAAGCCGTGCTGTTGCAGATCATCCTAAATTAAAAGATAGATTTGATAAGCTGTTAGGTGATGATTTTGACTATAAAAAATACCCAAAGTTTTATAGTAATATTCAAACAGAAGAGTAATTGGCAGTTAACAAGTTGCTCAAACGGACAAAAAACAGCAGGCTTTTGCTTGTTCCTCGCTAATTTTAGCCTTCTATTTTTAGCACATTAGCCTGGCGATAGGTGCTATAAGGTTTTAGCTATCCCATTGAAATATAAATATGTAATTATCAAAATATTTGTCCATTACAAAAGGAGTAATATATGACAAATGTTATTCAATTCCGTAGAAAAAAAGTTGTAGATACAAAACCTGAAAAAAATTTTTCGATGGGTTCGTCAATCAAGATGACAAATTGTCATTTAGAAGGAAATGGGATCGGAATGTTACTTGGAGATGGCGTCGAAGTTAATATGGATAACACACGATTTGTAAACAATGGTACAGGGATTATTGCAGGCAGTTTAGATGAGCAGCTTTTACAAATGTTAAAAACTGCAACCACAACAGAACGCTTCAATTATGCTAATGAGTTATCAAATATTGTTGATGAGCCTGATACCAAAAAACGACAGGAACTAATTAAAAAATCTAACTTAGGTCAAAAGCTATCTACGGTGGCAAATGTCGCAACGGTAGGATCTTGGCTTGGTGGTATTATTGGAGGTGTCGGTTCAATAGATTTAAATACTGTTATGCAAACTATCATGGGAGGCTAACACCTAGTAAGGGCTAATACAGATAACCATAGGCGCCGAGCCTCCAGTCCAAAAGGCTCCTCGGAGCCTTCAATCAGACAATCCAACCTCCCCCCCCCTAAATCTGTGAGTCTCGTTTTTTCCTTGACTGTACTAGTCTGAACGTGCGGTACTTTGCACTAAACTTGGTAATAAAGTAGTTTATAGTTAATAACTAAAGAACAAGCTGAATGTTCTTACTCTGAATTCAGCCTAATATACTGTTGGGTATACACGGAGGTAAATTTGAAAACTTCAAAAATTGGTGGGTATACGTTAATTGTCATCGGTATCATTCTAGGTGCTATTTCACTATTAAGTTTATTAACCTCAATCCCTCAGTTTATCGAACTAAATTCATCAGGTGCTTATAGTTGGGGCTTTATTATTGGCCGTATTTTCATGATAATTTTACTTTTCTTATTATCTAAAGCAGCTATCAAAAAAGGTAAAATGTTAAAAAGTAAATTAAGTTCGGTATAAAAGTATACCTAACGAATAAGAATAGACCACACGCTGCTGTGGCCTAATCCAGTTAGAGTCACCCCAAGAGGCCTCACCTACCTCGCCAGCCATCTTTAACATTGTCCACCAATCCAGCTTAATCTGATTCTATGGTTAAGCTGGTTATTGGTCTTGCCACACAGCTCAGTTGTTGCTAGGTTGTTACAAAAGCATGTAGCGTTATTTAAGCCTATTTGGATTGAAGCTTTCCCGCTAATAGACTACTAGAGGAGTAGATATGACTGAAGGAGCTATATTAGTTAAAAAGCTGAAACCGTCGATGAACCGCATAAAAAAATTTGCTTTATTAGGTGCAATTTTGGGGGCCTGTTTCAGTTATTTCGTTGTCATCCAAAGCCTAACGTTTTCACTGCTTATTTTTCTTTGTTTAACTTTAATTGCTATAGATGAATATTATTCAAGATATAAAATAATTATCTCCCCTGAAAAACTAAAAATATTAAGTCAAATCGATTCTAAACGTAAAGCTCATATATATGTAAATGGTGGGATATTTCGAGAGTTCAAGCAGTTAACTTTAATCGGCATTGTAGTCGTTTCTTGGTTCTACATAAAATAATTCCCACAAAAAACTCTAATTGCTTGAAAACAACATCTAAACTATCATCCTACTATCCACATACCTGATCAATTAAGACTCTGTAACCATCCCCTATATCGATCATTTATTAAGAGAGTTTTCCCTATTTAATCGTTCATACAATTTAGGCGGTAAATCATTCAGTGATTCATGTGGCCGATCATAATTATATTCTTCAATCCAACTATCAGTGATTTCTCTCACTTCAGTCAAGCTATTGAATAAATAACTATCTAAGATTTCATTTCGGTAAGTTCGATTAAACCGCTCAATAAAAGCATTTTGGGTCGGTTTACCAGGCTTAATAAAGTCCAATTTGATGCCGTGTTGTTCAGCCCATATTTCAAGTGCATGTGAAATAAATTCAGGCCCATTATCTTGCCTTAAACGTTTTGGGTAACCGCGATAAGCAGCTATCCTATCAAGTACACGTATCACTCGCTGAGTTGGTAAACTTGAGTCAACTTCGATGGCTAATGCTTCACGGTGATAGTCATCAATGACATTAAATGTTCTAAATGACTTACCACAGAATAAATTATCGCTCATAAAATCCATTGACCAACATTCGTTCACTGTTGCGGGAACGGATAGCGGCTCGGGTTCTCGAGAGGGTAAACGTTTTTTCCTTTTACATCGTAAATTAAGCTTCAAGCCACAATAAATACGATAAACTCGCTTATGATTCCACTTATGGCCTAAAAGGCGTAATCGTTTGAATATTTTCCTAAAGCCATAAGCTCTGCGTTTCTGGGCAATCGCTGAGACAGCATCAATGAGCACATTATCATCAGCACGCTTGTTGATAATAGAAAGTGCAGCGACTGATGTTTAGTGCATGGCAAGCCAACACAACGCCTAAACCAAATTCACTAATGGCATAGTGCGCTAATTTATTTCGCTCTGCTGGCTTTATATCTTTTTTTCAACAATGTCCTTTAGTGCCATGTTTTGCAAACTCACATCAGCAAACATCTTTTTCAGTTTGGCGTTTTCAGCTTCTAATTCACGCATACGAATTAAATCAGAGGCTTGCATCCCACCATACTTTGACTTCCATTTGTAATAAGTACTTTGACCGACATTATGTTTACGACATAGCTCAGGGACTGTATATACGGCAGACTCGCCTTCTTTGAGGATATTGATGATTTGGCTTTCAGTAAAACGTGTATTTTTCATTGTGATTCTCCATTTGTTTCAGTGTAAATGGAAAACTCTATTCAATAAATTCTGATTTTATGGGAGGGTTACAACTCCAAAAGGAGCCTTAATTGATAATAGGAATATCCAGCCTATTATCGTTTTACCACTCGAACTCCATGCTCCCTCCAACCATCAATTTCTGGAGTGGAAAGCAAATAAGCATGAAACGTCAACACGCCTATTGTTTTACGTATCTTTTCTGCCCATATAACACCAATAATCAAACCAACAAGGCACGCTAGTCCAACAACATAACGAGCAATCTCAAATGAAAGAAAGAAAAAACTAGAAGCGGCTATCAATGACAAAATTCCAGCAGGAGAGATAACAATTTGCAGATAAAGCAAAGCAATCATAGCGACAGCCAAAAAATAACAATGATATTCAAGAGGCTTAATAATAAAATGAAAAAATCTTTTAATACTCATTCGACACCCTTACATATTTAGTGAAATATTGACGTAATGACGTCTTCGTAAAATAGCAAGCCTAAACGACCCAGCAGTCCCTACTGGGCCAAAGCCTCATGTTACTTGAAACATTTAGGGCCAAATTTAATATATCTACCTTTTCTATCCATAATTATTGAATCTATATTAACAAGCATTTCAACTCCACTAGAGGTAATTACAGGAATAAGAAATGAAACTCCCATTCGGTATTTACGCTTTACATCTAAGTTTCTAGTAATCTTTCTAAAATCTATAGGTAAATACTCAATAACCTCATCAGGCATCACAGTGAAGTGTCCATCTCTATTATAATGAGAGTTTCCGTGCATCTTAATAAATGAAGGTCTCTTCCCTGTTTTTAGATCATAAAGTTTAATACTAGTATCTGTTGTATCAAATCCATCATCGTTTAAATAATTATTACTGATCGTTAAAGTTTCACCAGAAACATTAGTTAAGGTAAATTTAACTTGTCCCTGCTTAGTACAAACCCACTTCAAATCAAGCGATAGATATTTTTCATTATAGTCAATAATTAACTCACTTTCGGCAGCGGTTGATACTCGACAGCTAAATAGTGAAATGAGAGCAATTGATATCAATAGCCTAATAATTAATCGCATCCTAAATCTCCAATCAGTGAATTAAAAACATAAGGGTTATTAACAGATGTTTCAATAATATCTATTTTTTCAAAATTAGGCAGTTTACTAAAATTTCTCATTTTGTCATTGAATGATGAAATTTCACCTTCCATTATATTTTCACCTTCTCCCTTGATATGCACCCCGCCTGCAGAATGTCCATACTCATGCAATGCTGTATCCCTTAACTCTTTATCAGAGACGAAATAATCACCATACTTGTTTATTTGATTTTTGTCTAAAACCAAATCTTCACGGCTAAATGGCGCATTCTCACCTGTAATGGTACAAAGCCTCCCCTCAACGCCCTTTCTCGATAAGTCTGCAGCCAAAATCCTTGGTACACCAATTTCTGCACCAGAGAAATCATCAATGTTTCCGCTTAACTTACCTTCTATCGTATTCACTTTATTCTTCAATTGAGACACAAATTTCTTAAAATTCTTATTCTTAATCGACTTAAAACCGAGTCGCTTTCTTAAGCTTTTAAGACCACACTTATTGCCACCACCATTTAAAGCAACACTATGACTAGAGACTTCATTTCTCACATCATTAAGTAAGTTAGCAAGTTTAGCTCTGGTTTGAGAGTCCATTTCAGTTAGGCTATCGCCTAAATCATCACAGATAGGGTCTTCAACAAAAGGAAGGTAGCAAGCATCAATTTTGCCGTCGTTATTTTCATCGTGAGGAACGGTATAGAAGGGATATTCTTCGGGAGGACAATAGGCAACAAGAGGAGCTGGATAGGGAATCCTTACACAGCTAACGATAATCTCCATTCTGTAACGAACTGAACCATCACTTCTAAGGATATCACATTGACGAAAATATTCATGAAAATCAGAACGAATATTACAGTTATTTGAAATAGTAAACCCTCCAAGTTTTAACCAGAACTCCTCGCTAATTAAAAATCCAGTCTCTATACATTCGTTTAAAGTCTCAGTATAACCTGCTGCTCCATTTCGCTTTATATATTGCCAAGACTCACCTTCTTTAAAAGATGGCGGTTTAGATGGTCGTGATTCATATATGTCTTCTGCACCAGCATAAAAAGCCAAGATTGGTATTAATCCACAGAAGAATAAAATAGGTATTTTCATATTCATCCTTATTATTTTTATGAATATAAAAACCTATCAATAAATAAATCTATGCGGCATCTAAAAAACCAATAAAATATAACTGAAATATAATTAGATTATTATTTCAACGATAATAAAGGGCTGCCACGAAATATGTAATCCATCTCTTACAGCATCTTCAGAAATATCTTATTAGTAACGTCTAATTTTAATATTCTGCTCATGCGCAGCCCAAAACCAACATCATGCGCAGTTTTCCTGCGCACAATCCATTTTCTGATAAACATTCGCCATAATTTCAGCTTCCCACTGTGCGATTAATCTGAGCAATTCCTTGCACACAGCATCATGCCTTGCACTAAAACTGCGATGGTCAATACCAATGATTTTGCAGCGCTTCCTGAGCGACATTAACATTCGCCCATGCCCTTGACACACGGGACATTCAACCGATTTAAACTCATTAACACCAGACCCTTTACATGCCCCACAAAGTGGCTGAGTAAACTCAATAATTGAAGCATTAACTAAGCCCTCAATGGTGGAATATTTCATTCGATATCGCCCCACTTTCACGAATAATACCGCATACGCCATTAGCGCATTTTTCACTGCGCACAGCTGCGCATCTTGGCCTGCAAAACGGTAAAATGCCCACGCTGAAGCTTCAGGAGACAATCCAACCAGCGCATGCGCAGCATCTTGCCAATCGAGCGCATCGACACTGCGATAATGACCTGTGCCATTCAGATTAATGGTTTTAGGTGATAATTTAGCCAACAGTCTAATTGGATGCATGCTTAAACCCTCCTAATCGGTATTTTCAGAGACTTTTTCATCTCGAATGACTCTTGACCTCAGATAACCACAAGCAGCCAGCAGGGAGTCTCTCACGGCGTTATCGACACACCCGCCTTCGAGTATCACCACACTCGCCTTGGTCAGCTCATTGAGTACCTGGTTCACGTTCAAGTTATCTTGCTTGGCGATATGCTCAGCATGAATCGCAATGCCGTTGACCAGTAACTCCCCTGTCGGTGACAGTTTTTGCATGGTACTTTTCATCGTTCACCCCAACGCTCGCAATGCAGACTCGATTTGCTCAATGGCCTCGCCACGACGAACCATCGCTCCTGAAAACCGCAGTACCTTCCAGCCCATCACGGCAGCAGCGTTGTACTTCACGCAATCCTCCTGAAACCCTTTGGCGGTCAGGTGACGGCTCTTGAGCTGAACTTGCTTGCCGTTGATGGTTCTCGGCTTGCCATGAGACTCGATACCGCCCTCCACCTCCACGGCTAACTTGAGCTCAGGCCACGCAAAATCAAACCGCCATCTGCGTCTTGGATGAAACCGAAATTCACGCTCTGCAACTGGTAACTTCAATGCCTTCAGCTGCTGCGTGAACAAGGCTTCTAGGTCACTGACTCGATTATCGCGGATGTTCTCGTAGTGGTACGCTGGATAGCCCATATCATGACCTCTTTTTCAAACCAAACTTGGCACGTATGTCGGCAATTTTTGACTTGGCTGACTCGCAGCTTGTGGGTTGGGTGGTGGCGCTTGTCGGCAAGGCTTTGGGGATGGTGACATCCAGAGTTTCGCCGTTCATCACACGGCGGCAAACGATGTCGTAATTTCGCTTGAACAGCGGATATGTCTCAGTTTCGGGGCGATTGGATAACTCAAAAAATCCAGTGGCTTGTCCTGCAGCGTAAACCGCCTCATGGGACCAATCATGCTCTGAGGCAAATCGGCCGTGAGTGCAGGCTTCGAGGTAAGCAACACGCTCGTCAGGTAAGCCAAACAGGCCCATTTCAGGCTTGCACCACTCGACCAAATCAATTGGGCTGAAAATGAAGAACAACTCAAAAAGGTTGTCATTCTAGCGACCGAATTACCTAAAGCAGACCAAGCCAAAGCACGTAAGGCTTATAAAAATAAGCTGGCTGATTTAGAAGCCGTTTTGGACGAATAAGGAAGTGATGATGAAAACAATTACTCAGCCCTTCTCAGCTAAATTAGACCAAGTCATCACGCAGCCCAGTGAAGATGTGGTGAGCAGTATTAGGCGCATTTATTTAGCTGAAACCAAACTCGAACGAGATAGTGCAAGCCATGCCCTGCAGCTGTATCTCAACCTTGATATTAAAACCCTACAACAAGCTAGTCGAGCTCAGGCTTAAGGAATGAATTATGACAACTTATACTGAATTACCACTAAGCAAACAACTCATCACGGCAACTGAAACAATGAAGTTACTCGCAGTGAGTCGTGCTAAGTTTTACACCAAGATAGTTCGAGATCCTGACTTTCAGGAAATCGTTAAACCGCTAACGTTAGGCCACAACACGCTTAAACAATACCGCCATTCTGACGTTATTGCGTATATGGATAGGAAGCAACAAGTTGCATGATATGGGAGGATGGAGTATTGGAGCTATCGTAGTAGTTCAGGAATGAACTACTACGCCTCGTTAATGAAATAGCATAGTTAATCTAGCCATTCGTTAAGCAACAAATGAGTGAAAATCAGCCGTGATTTTCCTTGTTTATTATTAGGTTTCATTTGTTAACAACCATAATCGAGTTTTTAATGGTAAAGTAAGTGCCCAAATATTATTTAATAGCCACTGAACTAACTGTTCATGATAAATTGGAATTACTCTTTCAACAGTTTCCCCACAGTAAGCATCTCTGTTAGTTGAGAATAGATATATAAAAGAATCATCAGTTACGTGTTTTTTATAATCTAAAGGAGGCAATTTATTAGGATTATTCCCTGATTTCACTTGAACATAACAAGTTTCATTTTTGATATTCAGCATTGAAAATTCAAAGAAAGGCTTGCTCCGAAAGCATGTTGATTTAGTTAACCGCCAACCTTTTGATTGTAGATAAAAGGAGACAATATCCTCTAAATCATCAGGAGACATCATAGAGAATAATTGATGAATATCGATTAACTTTAAATTTTCCTTTAGTTTTTCATCATCGATTACAGGTTTCCATTCTATATCCTTAGATAACTCTTTTACGAGTAAACTAGAATATTCTTGTTCTATCGCCGATATTTTAATTTTTTGGATCATTCTTTGAGCAATTACACCTCTTTGAATTGCTCCTGATACAAATATTTCAGGCACTTCTAACCAAGTAACTTTTCTTATGTGTCCTAAGTCATATTTTAAAAAATCACACGATATATCTTCGCCATACAGAACATCCTTGCCTGCAATACACAAATAGTACTTTCCATTTTTATGTATCCATAAATGATCATTTTCTTTGACTGAATCAATAAAATGTATAACTTGGTAAGGAACTTTCTTATATTTTTTCACAAGAAGAGCTCTTACACTATCATAATTAGCAGGTTTTTCTTCTGCGTAAGCTCTTGACCAGCCTAAACCTATATATGAATTTTCTTTACAAAATTTAAAAGCATTAAAACCCTTTTCACTAGCGGGCTTAATTGTAAACTTCCAAGTGTTCATTTAAATCCTATGTATATAATAATACTTTGATTGAAAGCTAACATTTTATTCGTGTATATTCACCCTATTTAGAGCAGTGAAAACTGCACATTGTTAACGAATTTAATTGCATATAACCAATAATTAACCACGCATTACATAAGGCTAATTTATGATATTTTAATTAACAGCCTTTTATCTCATCCCAATACAGCTGATACGCAACCCTTTGCTCATCAAGCCAATCATGCTTGTTATAAATAGCCATGATGCCGCCAAGTTCATGGCCAAGCATCTTCTCGGTAACATGGGGCATAATTCCTTTCTCACTTAATCTGGTAGAAATTGTGCGCCTAAAGTCATGAGGCACAAAATGCTCATACAGCAGCTTTTCATTCAAACGTTGTATGAAGCGGTCAATGCTATGAATCGTGATGCATTTATTCGAAGATAGCCCTTCAATAAGGTACTTCCGGTTAACGCCAAAGATGAAATCAAGCGACTCAATCAGTCTTATACTTTGCTCGCTCAGTGGCCGTCTTATAGGCTTACCCGTTTTAGAACGTTCCTTTGGCAATAACCAAACAGCGTCCTCTAGGTTGAATTCAGAACGTTGTGCTTGTCTAATTTCACTATTACGCGCCCCAGTAAGAATAAGCAGCTGAGTACACACCTTAACTTTAATCGATGCCCTACTCGCTTCAATGGCTCGCCACAGTCCAACTATCTCACGCCATTCCAATACCCGTTCACGCCGAGCCTGATATGTCCCAATTGCTTTAACAGGAATATCTAAACAATCAGAGTGTTTGATTTCACCTCGTGATTTAGACCAACGGATAATCGTTTTATAACGTTTTAGAATGCTGCCAGCATTAGCAGCACTGGTCTCTTGCCTAATCTTGTCAAATAGCGCAATCCAAGCGGTATAGCTATATCGCTCTACGTCTATGTTGTAATTGGGAGTAATGTATTTATTACTGAACGAACGATATAGCTCATTTGTTTTCGTAGAAAGCTCTTTGCTTGCATATAACGTGATAAAGTCATTACAAATATCGCCAAGAACACGGCCATTAGCTTGATTGATAGCAAAGTAACGTGGATCTAATCCACTTTGCAGCGCCTTTCGATATTCGCCAGCGGTTTGCCTCGCTTCGGCAAGGCTTGTTTCAGGATATCGGCCGATTTTAATTCTTTGTTGCTTACCTCTCCATCGAAAGCGATAATTGAAAGAAATCACAGCATTTGTAGATATTCTAACGGTTAGCCCATCACGGTCTGAGACTTCCAAAGGACCGGAATATGGTGACTTGATGTTTCTTAATTTGCTATCCGTGAGTGACATAGTTGCACCTTGATTTATTACTGTGACCAT